CACAGGTCTTTTCTCTCGGCACTGTGTCGAGTTCTTTTCTGCTTCAAAAACGGCAGCGTGTGCCACGTACTGGGTGCTACGTGGTTCTCGATAATCAACAGCCCCCGGGGGGTCCCGACCTCGCGGTTCGTAAAGAGAAAACAAAAAAAACGGGGTGTAAAAGACTGGCGCGCAATTCGAGGGTTGCGCGTTCCGCTGTGAAGCTGATCGTGGCTGACCAGCGGCTGGAGAAACTTGAGGGCCGATCATCGGCTTTACCTCGGCGTATACAATGCGGTCATCTTCGTTCCGCAATACGCTCTGTGTTCCCTGCCACTGTTACCCCCACGCAGGAGCTTAGTATTAAGACGGCTCAGAAACTCGAACTGAGCCCGTGTGATTACTGCGAAGAAAAGCACGAAGGATTACTAAGTAAATGGAAAGAAGAAAGGTTCAAACCGCAAGAAATCGATGCCGACCATATGATTCGATTTAAAAAGGCCTGCTCGTGCATCGTGGCGAGCGGATGGAACCTTCGGAAAAGTCCGTATATCCCGAACGGACACGCGAGTGAGATGTTTACTCGCAGGGAAGGTGGGAACTGGAACTCCGAGGAGTTCAGTCCGAGCTGCCGGGACGAGTTGGTTTACTCCTCCGGAAAGCCGAGGGTGGTTACGCTCTATTCAAGTTACAATGTGAGCGTCCTGACCCCCTTGCACAACTCCCTGTATCACTCGCTACGAAAGGAAGGGTGGCTTCTTGTCGGTAGCCCAACCGATGAGAGCGTACGATCATTGGGTCGGGGCGCCAGCGGTCCCTATGTGTCTGTGGATTATTCTGCAGCCACTGACAATATTAAAACCGCTTACGTAACCACAATGATCGATGTCCTGCAAGAAAAGAGTGTGGGGTTGACTGCGGACGAAGTTCGGTGCCTTAGGGTACTTGACAACCTTCGCTTCGATCCGTCCGACCCGGTAGCCGCCCGCGGCCAGCCGATGGGGAGCCCGATGAGTTTCCCGCTGCTTTGTCTGATCAACAAGGTGGTCGTCGACCTCGCCCTCGCAGACCTTCTGGACATGGGTAAAATCTCGATGAAGCAATTTGTCGAGCATCGCTGTTTGGTCAACGGCGATGATTTGCTTCTCCGCGAGTTTACACCAACTTCTAGCGGAGTACTTGCCGGTATCCTGGCGCACGGTTCGAAGTGCGGACTTATAGTCAACCGGGAAAAAACGATGGTGGACGCCCATTGGGCCGAGATTAATTCTACGGCTTTCTACAATGGGGTCAAGCAAAAGAAAACAAATGTGAGCGTGTTACAAGTGTGTAACAAGGTGACCGACCCGGTCGGTTTTTTGTCC